GTCAGCGCCGACACCCGGATCGTCGACCCCTTCGGCATGTGCCCGGCAAGCCCCTGGACGTAGAGCAGCTGCTTCTGGGTGTCCGACAGGCCGGGCGTGGACATGGTGATGGCCAGCGACGACGGAATGAATCCCATCTGGGCAGCCAGGATCTTGGCCTGGTCGGCGGTGAGGCCGAACTTCTGCCCGGCTGTGACCGCGGCCTTCCATGACGACTCCATGCGGGCCTCGGCCTGCTGCAAGGCCGGAACGACCCCTGTCTTGTTGGCCCGCGCGAAATCGTAGGTGGCCTGGGCCGCACTGGCCGTCTGCTCGTTGAGGCCCTGCAGCTTGGTCCAGAGGCTCTGGCCGTTCTCGCTGCTCGTGTTCAGGCTGCCGTCGACCTGCAGAAGCGCCTTGCCGTAGCCCTTCGCGTGATCGGTGCCGTCCTTGTAGCTGCTGTTCAGGTCGAGCAGCGCCTGGTTCTGGTTGGCGACCGCCGCCTGCACGTCGAGCTCTCCGCCCGACAGGAGGTCGAGGGCGGTGTGCAGCGCACGCGCCTTGGTGTCTGCGTCGCTCGCGGAGTCCCCGAGCGTCTTGATTGCGCCCTGCAGCCGGCCCGTCGGGTCGGTGGCGTCCAGCGCGGCCGCCCCAGAGCCCTTCGTGGCGGCGGCGAGGTCCTTCTGCCGCTTGCTGGCCGTCTCGAACTCGCCGCTCAGTGAGCCGAGCGCGTTCGCGGCCTTCTTGTAGGCGAGCCCCTGCGGCGTGTAGACCTTCTCCGAACTCCGGCCGGCCAGAACCATCTTGGAGTTTTCCTCGGCGGCGGCAGAGAGCCGCTTACGCAGGGCATCGAGGCTCGTGCCCTGGCCGAGGTAGGCGTCCGTGAGTTGGGTCGTGCCGATGTGGGCGGACTGCATGACGTCCAGCAGTGCCGTCTTGCCGTCCTTCAGCTTTGTGTCCGCCAAGGTCTGCACGGCGGCAGCGCGAACGCTGCCGTCCGCCACACCGGCGGACTGCTGCAGCGCCTGGGTGAGGCTGGAGATCCGCTGCTGGTGGGCTGCCGCCGCGGCCGCGGCCTCCTGCTGCTTCTTGGCCAGCAGGTCCAGGCCGATCATGGCGGCGCCGATCGCGACACCCCACGGCCCGCCAAGGAACCCGTACAAGCCGCGGGCCGCGCCCATCAGGCCGCGGCCGGCGCCAACACCGATGGCCGCCGCCGCACCACCAGCAGCCGACCGGAACCCGGCGAACCGGCCGCCAGCCTCCTGGATGGACCCCGACACGCTACGGAAGGACCTGGCCATGGCCCCATAGGTGGGCGACTGCCGCTCCATGATGCGGCTTGCTGCCCCCATTGGGCCAACGAAGTGACTGTCCAGGAGTGCCGCGTACCGCATCTCGGCCTGAATGTTGGTGCCCAAGCTCCTGAAAGAAGTGGCCGCCGAACGTCCGAAGCCTGCGACAGCGGTCTGCATGCCCTGGATCTGGCCCCGGAACGGACGCATAGCGAGCATCGCCAGCACAGACAGTTGGATCGGGCCCGGCAACCCGGCGAACGCGTGCGCGACGCCGCCGACCAGCGCGCCGAGCGGGCGCAGAACTCCGGTCATGTTGCCGATGAGACCCACGCCGACCTGGAGACGGCCTGCGAGCACGCCAAGGGCACCCGCCCCCGAAGAGACGGACGAGAACATGTCGTGCAGGCCACCCAGTAGGGGCTGAGCCGCGGCCCCGGCGTTGCCAAGAGCCTGGCCGAGGGAGTGCACGGAGGTGATGGCCAGCGGCACAGCGGCGACCGCCGCAGACGTGATCGCGACCTTCAACGGCGCAGCGAGGCCCGCTGCTGCCCGGCCGATGCCGCCCGCAGCCGCGTGCAGCTTCGCCTCAACCGACGGCCCGTAGATGTCCCACAGGTCTCCGGCGATACGGATCCCGGACTTGATGTACGGGATCGCCTTCGAGACGCCCTGCGTCATCGACCGCGTGATCCCCTCCAGGCCCGGGGCGATGCCCAGGTAGATCTGCAGGAACGCGGAGGAGATCTGCTTGCCCAGGCCGCGCATCGCGCCACCCAGGCCCTTCGATTCGGCGGCAGCCAGAGCCGCGGCCCCGCCGACCCGGCCCACCTGCACGCCGAACGTCTGGAAGGCCTCCCCGCCCTGGTGCGCCAGCGCCACCATGCCCGCGAGGGCGGGCTTGCCGAACGCCATCGCCGCAGCGGCCGTGAACTGCTGGGTGGTGAGGTGGTGGGAGGCGTCGCCGAGCTTGGTGATGACGTACTGCAGGCCCTTGAAATTACCCTGGCCGTCGAACGCTTCGATGCCGAGCTCGTGCAGGCCCTTGGTGGCAAGTTTCGTCGGCTTGGCCATGTTGACCAGCGCAGACCGGAGGGCCGTACCGGCGGTCTCGCCGATGATGCCGGACTTGCCCAACAGGCCAACGGCGGTGGCGGTGTCCTTGATGGAAACGCCCATAGTATGGGCAATCGGCCCAACATATTTCATTGCATAGTAAATATCCATGAGTTCACCGCTGGCGCTGTTGGACGTGTTCGCGAGAACGTCCGCAACGTGCGTGGCCTCAGTGGATTTGAGGGCGAACTGGTCCATGATGTCGCCCTCGATTTTCGCCGCGGTTGCGACGTCAGTTCGAGCGGCAGCAGACAGCTGGATCGTGCCCCGGGCGGCCCTGATGGCGTCCTGCGCGGACAGGCCGGCCTTCGACAGTTCGACCATCGCGTCCGCAGCCTCAGCGGCGTTCGCGGACGGCAGCTTCATGTCCGCGCCGAGGGCCTGTGCCTCGCGGCCGGCCGCCGCCATCTGTCCCCCGGAGGCGCGCGTGACCTCGAGGAATTTGTTCATCGCGTCGGTGTACTCGTTGCCCGAGTGGATGATGTCGTGTAGGCCGAAGATGATCGCGCCGCCAGCGAGCAGGGCACCGAGGTGCTTGACGGGTCCGAGGACCGACTCGACGCCGGACCGGACAGAGCCCATGCCGTTGCGGGCCGCAGCGCCCATCCGTCCGAACGCCCCAGGAGCCAGCGCCGTCTCGTCGCGGACAGCTCGCACACCGCGCCGCGCCGCCAGTGCCGCAGCCTCGGCCTCCCCGACGCCTGCTGCGCCGCCACGCGCGCCCGCGCCCATGCCCATCAGGCCGACACGGGCCGCCGCAGCGTCCGCGCCCAGGGTTCGCACGCCGCGCCCAGCAAGGACCGCGGCCTCGCCGAGTGCGGCCGTGGACCCGGCTGCCGTCCGCATGCCTGCTGCGAAACCCGGGAGTTCGGCGATGACGCGGACGCGGACAGTGCGGTCGGCCACGGCAGCCCCCTATTCAGTTGTCGCGCTTGAGGCAGGTCAGCCGGTGGCCATCCCGAAGGAGCGGAGAATGTCGGCGGCGGCCTGCGAGGGCGGGCCGAGCTCGCCGGTCTGGAACTGGATCTGGATCGCGGCACCCCACAGCTGCCCGAGCTGACCGTCGGAGAGGTCATCCCAGAACGCGGCGAACTCTGCGGGGTCGGCAGGCTTGGGCTCGATCAGCTGGGCTTCAACGAGGGCCGGGGCGAACGCGTCCGCGTCGAATGCCGGTTCCTCGCTGCCACCGCGGCTGGCCGCCGCCTCGATCTGCTCCTTCGTCGGCGGATGGTCCGCCCGGAGTTTCTGGTAGGCGCGGTGCGTGATGGCCTCGAGGGTGAACCGCACCCGCGACGCCTCGGCCTGCGCCTCAACCTCCTGGAGGTGCTTGGCGACGTCCCGGGCGGTCTCTGTGCCGTTGGCGTCGTCGTGGCGCTGTGCGCGCTCGAGTAGCCGTTCCAGGTTGTCGATCTCGGCGGACGCCTCGGCGTCCAGCACCATGTCGACGATGTGCCGGGGGCGCTGGATCTTCGCGCGGATGTCGGCGAACGTCGCCGGGGGCTTCGCGGCCCGGCGTGCGGGCGGCTTCCTGCTCGTAGTGGTCATGGGTTCCCTGTCCTTGATCCTGCGTAGTGCTATGTCATGGCCTGACGCACGGCAATCTCGACACCGGCGACCAGGTCTTCGGCGTTCGCGTCGAGCGCGGGGCCGAGGTGTGGGATGGGGGCGGTCACGCCCGTCCCGAACTCGATGATCGCCCCGTAAGGAGCCTGTCCCTTCAGGGACTTGTCGGGTCCGATCTCGCCTTCGATACCTTCGGCGGTGACCTTGGTGTCGTAGGTGATGGTGCGCGGATAGTGAACCCAGCGAGGGTGCCCGGAGGCGCGTGACTGCGCGTCCCGCTTCACCTTCAGGCAGGTCACTTGCACGGCCTTGCGGACGTTGAATATCAGGCGCCCCGGGAACATCTCCAGGTCGTCGATTACGCCCTGCAGGCCGATCACGTCTACGCCTGCCATTACGTCTCCCTCCGGAACACCGACACCTTCAGGCCGTCGGTCTTGCCGCCGTCTTCCTGGTGTGCGGCCACCCGGCGGGCGCCGGCGAGGCAGGCGTGGCATTTGGTGATCGACGCGTCGTAGGCGAACTCGGCCTCGGCCTGCGTGGTCTCGGACAGCAAATGGCCACAGTCCCCACACAGCCCCGATTCGGCCTCCATCAGCGCCATCGCCCACCAGCGGTCTTCCGGCAGCCACAACGGCTCACCAGGGCCCGGCTGCGGTCGTCCGAGGAGGATGCTGCGCGGGATGCCCCACGCTCGAGCCGCCTCTACTTCCCGCCGGTACGGGAGCCGGTGATCCCGCAGGCGGGCTACGAGAAAGGGATCGGCGACGGCTCCTCGTTCACCGCCAGGGCGGCGGCGAACAGCGTCCGTGCGGTCCCGTCGTTCACCACGTCCAGCAGCCTGTCGACCTGCGCCGGCGTCAGCGACGGCTCGACACAGCAGGCGGCGAGAACCGCAGGCAGGAACGTCCCCGCGTCGTAGGGCTCTTTCGAGTCCTTCGGTGCCGGGTGGGCGGCGAGCAGGTTGCTGTAGGCGCGGTGCCCGAGCGCCCGAAACCGGAACTCGACCGCCGTCTCCCGCACCCGCTCCCGGGCCGCGGCGATGCGCTCCTGAAGTTCGAACGCCGGGTTCGCCTCGCCGAGCGATGTCGGCTGCCACTCCCCCAGCTGTCCCAGCTCCGCCTCCAACGCCTCCAACTCGGCGCCCGCGTCGCCCGCAAGACACACCGGAACGGTGACCTCGCGAGGCGACGCCCCTGCCAGAAGCTCCGAGATGTCCGGCATCAGGCGACGACAGCCCGCGTCGACGGGTCCGACGTGACCTTCAGCGGCGCCATGAACTTCGAGACCTCGTTGGCCGCCGGGGCGATGTTCTGCGCCTCGCCCGCCGCGACCGGGTACACCTCCACCTTGTCGCCGGTGGCGAACGCAGTCGTGTAGGGCACGCCGCGGCGCACGATGACGAAGCCAGTCGCGCCATACGTCAGCGTGGTGTACGGCTGGTCCTCGGTCGGGGTCGAACCCCGCTTGAACGTCAGCTCGACCGTGTAGGAGCGGCGGCCGGGCTGGTTGGTGGTGAACGTGCTGGCCAGCGACGACGTGTCGACGTCCGCCGTCGCCGGGTCGGCCTTGAGGCCGTCCGGGGTCAGCCGGGTCGTCCAGTCGTTCGCGGCGGTCAACTCCGTGACCGTCGGTGCGCTCAGGTTGGCGATGGACGTCGCGAACGCGACCTTCGTGTTGCCATCGCTGATCAGGTCAGACATGAACCCTCCTCGGGGGCATGAAAAAAGCCCCGGTCAGCGGGGCGGGGCGAGACTGGGGGCGGGCAGGGTCAGATGCGCAGCGCGGCGACAGTCACCGACGTGACGGCGGAGTAGCCCACCGACGCCTGCTGGTTGATGTCCGCGTGCAGGCTGGAGTCGATCGGGCCGATGAACTTGTCGGTCGCGTTCGCGACGGTCACGATCCGATCGGGCAACGTCAGCCCCTTGACCTGGTTGGACTGCGTCGTGATGGTGACGGTGACCGGGCTGGCCCCGCCGTTCTTCACGTGCAGGAAGATGTTGGACGCGCCGAGCGGGATCTTGTCGCCGCCCGCCGCGGCCGTCGAGTAGGTCGCGGCCAGACCAGCCGCGGTGATCGACTGAAGGCTGAGAACTGCCATGGTGATCTCCTCACTGAGGGATTGAGCGCAGCCGGTACCGGGCTACGGCGTAGAAGTTGGGGGGTGTTACGTCGTCGTCCCTTTGCACCGGCTGACCGTCGAGGAACTCCGGCCTCCAGGACACGCGCCCAGCGACCGTGATTCTCGCCGCGAGAGCCGCCATGGCCCGGTCCGAAACAGATGCCGCCTGCTCGGCGGTGAGCCCAACACAGGTGAGCTGGACCTCGCCGACGAAGTCGACAAGGTCATCAGCGAGTGATGCCGCCACCGCACGCCCCGGAGTCGGGTAGAGCACGATGTACGGCTGGGCGGCCGTCGGTACGACGCCCGGCGGCGCCCCACCGAAGTAGACGGTCAGATCGGCCCCGGTGAGAGCCGCGGTGACCGCATCGACGTGAGGAAGAACAGCGGGAGTCGTCACGGGCGGCCTCCCGTCACGTGGCGCCTTCGACGGTGATCCGCCATGCGGTCGCCGTGCTGCTGAAGTCGACGGCCATCACAGCGAACGGCTGGTCGACGAGCCGGGTATCACCGGACGCCGTGATGACGACCGCATCCCCGACCCGCAGATCGTCCGTGGCCAGCGAAGCGAACGGAAGCGCCAGCTCATAGCGGGCCACGATCGTCAGCCGCTCCCCGGCCTCCTGATTGCGAGGAACCCGCTGCGGTTTCAGGCGGCAGGCGCCCGAATACAGCACCGTCGGCGCGCCCGGGGTGAGGATGCTGGTGACGCGGTTGAGCGTCGGTGTCCCGGGCCTGGTGATGGTGCACGTGTCCACGAGCAACTGGTTGTGTGCGATGCGGCCCGCCGCGAGCAGCGGCTGAATGTCGATCGCCGTCATCACGTCACCGGCGCCACAGAGAACGACCTGCCCCGGTACTGACGCAGGGCCTCTTTGTGGTCTGCGGTCAGCAGGGCCCCGCCGATCGTCTCGGAGGCGAACGTGCGCTGGTAGTCGTCGATCGACTCCGAGCGCAGGCCCTGCGGGTTGGTCATGTTCATCTGCGCCAGATCCAGAACGATGTCGACGACGTCGTCCGGGACCTCCGCCCAGCCGTGGCTGTAGGTGACCCGGACGCGCTGCGACCAGATCCCCATGGGCCGCATGAACGGCCAGCCCATCAGGCGGGTCGGCGCCCACCATGCCTCGCCGCGGGTCAGCTCGGAGCCGATCCGCGTGAAGTCGCGGCCCTCGAGCGCCGTGTACTCCTGGTCGGCGATCCCGAACAGTTCCACGACGGTCAGCGGGTGCGTGTCGTCGACGACGACGGGACGCTGCGGGAGTCGCAGGATCCGCCCGTTGCCGAGCAGGGTGACCGTCTCGTTCTCCACCAGGGTGAACTGCTGGCGGCAATGCTTCCGGACCCGTGCAGAGGCGCGGCGGAGTGCCATCGCCGCCTGCGCCGAATCCAACGTCCGCTGCAGGGCGGCCTCGAGGTCCGCCTGTGTGGCCAGAGGGGTCGGGGACATGCGGGCCCCCTTACTCCTCGGTGTCGGCCAGGGCCGTCAGACGCTTCACGACCGTCGACCGCGGCTTGTCCTTCGCCTGCTCCGCCGCCAGGGCCTGCGCCGCACGCTCGCGGTCGCCGCCCACCCACGACATGAGGTCGTCGATCGTGCCGTCCACCGGCGGCCCGTCGCCCTCTTCCTGCTGCTCAGGCTCGGCCGGGGTCTCCTTCGGCGCCTGAGCCGGCTCGGGGTCGGCCTCCAGGACTTCCACCGATCCTGCGGGGGCGTTGTCGGCGAAGTGGCGGGCCTGATCGCCCTCCAGCTCCGCATCCTTATGGAACGTGGTGACCGCATAGTTCCAGTACGCGGTGAACTCCTCGAGCACGCGCACGCGCATGACTCATCTCCTCCTTCGTGAAGGCCCGCCGGCGCGGACGGACAGGGATGCGTCCGCGCCGACGGGAGCCATGTCAGGCGTGCTCGATGACGACGCCGCGCTTGTACAGCGCCGCATCGCCCGTGCCCGCATCGGACGGAACACCGAAGTCGCCGACCCACGACCAGGTCGAGGCGATGACCTGCTGCAGGCGGTCCTGCGCCGGACGCACCAGGAGGGTGACGTCGACCGCGGGGGCAGCGCTGACGGTGCGGATCTCGGGCACGTCCTCGACGCCGGTACCGGCGAGGAGACTGTTGGTGCCCTCGAACGGAGCCGCCATCAGCGCGTTCGCGCCCAGCACGATCGGCCGGTGCACGAGCAGGGTGCCCGCCGAACCACCGTTGGCGATCGTCGGAGACTCCAGGTTGCGGACCCAGTCGATGCCGCCGAACCGACCGATGGACAGGTCCCGGTAGATCGGGGAGTCCACACGGCCCTGAAGGGCCTGCTTGAAGTCCGAGTCGGCGAAAAGTTGCGCCTCGGTGTCGGGGTCGATGTGCGCGACGTAGTAGCCGCCGACGGTCGGGACCGCCATCTTCCGCAGGCGCGCCACCGCGGCCCGGAAGTTCGCGAACGTCACCGTGTTCGACCCGGTCAGGTCGTAGGCGGAGTTGCCGGTAGCCCGGACACTGGTGGGGGCGTTCGCCGCGACCACGTAGTCACCGGCGACGTCGACGCGGGCGGTGCCCAGGGTCAGCGTCTTGGTGCCGAGGTTCACGCCGGTCACCGTGTTACCGGTGCCCGCGATGGTCACCGTGAGCGGGTTCGACGCCGACACGGCCGTCGGGACACCGTTGACCATGACGGTCTCGAAACCGTCCGTCGAGTTGACGATGATCGACGTGTCCGAGGTTCCGGCCGTGGTGCACCAGGTCCGGCCGCCCGCGTAGGCCTTGAACAGCTTGTTGCGGGCGACCTGGTTGATGGTCTGCCCGGCGTTGATGCCGAGGTTCTCGATGTCCGCGAGGAACTTGCTCGCGAGGGCCATCGACGACCCGAGCATGTTGGTGTCCATCGAGTTCGCGTACTGGTCCATTGTGACGGACCACTGCTCGATGCTGTACGTGGCCGCCGCCGGGTCCGAGCCGGTCACCGGAGTGGTGACGGGGGCGAGCAGACCCTTGCGGGTGAACGTCTTGGTGTCACCCAGACCGCCCATCCACGGCTCAGCGTCCGCGATCTGGGGGAACAGGAAGTTCGGCACCAGCGCGTCACGGAACACGCGGTCGAGCATGCCGTTCTGCAGCATCGCCTGGATGCCGACAGGCAGGGACGGCCGGACACCGGCGTGCCGGTCCAGTCGGAACCACGACCGCGGGGCGCGGATGAGCCGCGGGCGGGCCGCGGACATGGTGGGGGTCATTGTCACTCCTCAGTGATCTCTATGGACACGTAGTCCGGGTATTGCTGCGCGACCTGATCCAGGCCCAGCAGCGCGGTTTGGGTGATGGCCGACACGGCGGCGCAGACGCGACCCCCAGCAGCAGGCTCGTCGTGACCGGACACCTCAATCGAGGTGCGTCCGCCGCCCAACCGGGCCCGGACCGTGATCACACGCGCTGCCTGTAGCCGTACTTGGCGAGCTCCTGGGCGACCTCGTCCTTCGAGGCCTCGAGGTAGTTCACCGGCGCGGGAGCACCACGCGAGCCCTGGCCAGGGTCAGGCTTGGGCTGCGGCTTCTTCTCGGGGGCGGGAGCAGCCGGCTCGGGCCTGGCCCAGTGCGGCTTGCGCTCCAGCAGATCCGACAGGGCCGTCCCGATGGCGTCCATGTCGATCTCGCCGTCCGCGTCGACGTACTGGCTGGGGTCACGCATCAGCACGTCCACCGCGTCAGTCGGGTCGGCGAACTCTCCGGCCGCGGCGCGGACCTCGGCAGCCACCGCGCGGGCGGTCGCCTTGGCCTCCCGCTGGGCAGCCCGTTCGGCCTTCGCCGCGAGCTTCTCCGACTCGGATTTGTCGCGGTCCTCAAACTCGGCGACCTTCTTCGCCAAGTCAGCGGCCTGCTTCTTCGCGGCCGCGGCTTCCTTCTTCGCCGCGGCGCGCTCGGCCTTCATACGGTCGAGGGCCTTCTTGCCGGCCTCACCAAGGGCGTTCGCTTCGTCGGGCTCCGGCTCAGGCTCGGGGTCCGCCGGATCGTCTACCGGATCCGGTTCGGGCTCGGGGTCAGCGGGGTCGTCCGCCGGATCCGGAACGGGCTCCGGGTCAGGCTCGGGGTCGGCGTGT